GAGGATACTAAAGGAATTTGGTAAGATAGACTTTCCGAGAGAAGTCAAAAAGCAAATGTATGAGAAAGCCAAAAAAGATGCTCTTCGTAACATATCCTCCGGTAGAAATTCTTTTAATGCCTATGCAGCAGAATCTGCCAGAAAGCAAACAAAGAATATCCTTAGCGGTATTGAGTCTCCTGATCACCAACGGAAGACAGAATCTAATTATGCGAAATTATTTGTGTGGTATTATATCACTGGATTTGTAAACTAAAAAATATGAAAAATCAAATTAAAATAGGAAGTGACTTCTCAGGAGTCGGTGCATTTAATCAGGCACTAAAAAGATTAGGGATAGATTATAAAGAATTATTTGCTTGTGATATGGATAAATATGCAAGACAAACATTCATTCACAACTATGGAGAACCAAGGTACTACCCAACCAATGTCTATGACCGAGAGATTCCAAATGAGTCACTTGATATCTATATGACAAGTCCTCCTTGCCAGGCATTTTCTTTAGCAGGAAAGAGATTAGGTAAAAACGATAAGAGAGGTATATTATTTTTTAATAGCCTTGAATTTATACAAGTAAACAAGCCACGTTTTTTCATATTTGAAAATGTCAAAGGATTATTGTCAGATGACAATGGCAATACATTTTCCGAATGGGTCAATTTACTTGGAGGTAAATCAGTAAATGGTAATGCTGTAATGTTTCCTTATGAAGATGCTGTTCCATACCATTTGTACTGGAAGGTATTAAATGCTAAACATCACGGAGTGCCTCAAAATAGAGAAAGAGTATTTTTAGTAGGAATAAGAGATGACAAGGATAATAGTTTTGCGTGGCCAATAGAGGAACAACTTAAAACAAGGTTAAAAGATGTACTGGAGGATATAGTTGATGACAAGTATTTTTTGAGTGATAAATTAATGAAATGGATTGATGGTCATCGTAAAAAAAGAGGTAGTTCAAATAAGTATCCTTTAGATGAGAATGATATTGGTGCTTGCATGGTGGCAAGATATGGAAAGAATGGTGCAGAAGACCCATATATTCAAATCAAATCAGCCACATCCAAAGGATACGAGGAGGCAACAGAGGGAGACAGCATAAACCTTGCAGTCCCAAATTCAGAAACAAGGAGGGGAAGGGTTGGGAAACAAGTGGCTCAGACATTGGATACATCTTGCAATCAAGGGGTGATGATTGGTGCATTTAGAGGTAGAAATCCAGAAAATCCATTAGATAGAACAGTTGGGTCTCCCACACAGCAAATGCTTGAAATAAACAAAGAGGGGGTGTCAAATACAATTACAACAGTTCAAAATGATAATGTTGTTGTAGAGATAATAGAAAATTACAAAATCCGTAGACTAACACCACGAGAGTGCTTCCGACTTATGGACTTCCCAGATACATTTACTTGGAATGTGAGCGACTCACAAGCATACAAACAAGCAGGTAATTCTATTGTAGTAAGGGTATTGGCTAAGATTATCGAAAGACTTAAATTGTAACTTATGTACATAGTAGAAAAAGGTGAATTTATAATCGTAAAAGGTAAACTACTGGAGGAATGCACCAGGATAGGAACAGCAAGGTACGAAACCAACAGAGCCAATAATGTCAAAGAACAGATTTATGCAAAGAGAGATCCTTTAGAAATTAGTATTCAGGGAGTGATAGTTGAAATGGCTACATCGATTATGTTTAAATTTGCCATTTGCGACATTAAAAATACACGAGTGAACTCAGTATATACCGATAGGGGAGATATGGTCTTAGACGGCAAAAGAATTGATATTAAAGGGCCATATGGACACGATAAGCCTTTAATGATTAGGGAACATAGTCTAAAAAACCCATCAGACATCTATATTTTGTCAACAATTGAAAAATATAAGGATGCTTGGAAGGTAATTTTTCAAGGTTCTATCCCATTGCATCTGCTGAAAAAAGATAAACACAAAAAATTTATATTTAATCAGAACTTCTACGAGATACAACAGTCTGAATTACTACGATTAGATGAATCCTTAGCCCTATAAATGATAAATATTATATGCAATTACTCTTATTTACGTTACTTTTGTCTATTATAAGTGACAATTATATCGAAAAGAATATATTTAAAGCCAAAATAATGGAATCTATTACTGGCATTCCTGCTTCAATACAGTTAGCACAAGCAATAATCGAAAGTGGAGGAGGGAAAAGTAACATATCTATACATTCCAACAATCATTTTGCTATCAAATACTATCCAGGTGCTCCAATGAAAACTACAAATACTTACTTTGTAGACAGAAACAATATAAAATGGAGGTCTTACCAAACTATTTGGCATTCTTACCTGGATCACTCTCTCTTCCTATCTTACCATTATCCACAACTGCGGTACCAATCGGTTACAACTTGTAACCAACTGAAAGGATATGGCTCAAAGAGAGGGTACTGGAAGCACGTACACAATTACATCATTAAACATAAACTATACTTATATGATTCTTATAGGGATTGATCCTGCATTCAGGGAAAATGGATTTGCTGTTTGTACAATATTATGCACAAAAAAAGAAGTGAGATTTGAAATAATGAAAGACTTCAAAGACTTTTTAAACTTTGCTAATTTTTTACATCACGCTTATTCAAGACAAGAATTATTTATTTGTGTAGAAAATTCAAATCTACAAAAAGCCTCATTCGATACTACTGGCTCCAAGTTAGTAGTGGCAAGAAAATCACGCAATGTCGGAATGAATCAGGCAGTATCACAAATCGTAGTGGATACACTAATTGCAGGGAACTACAAAGTAAAAGAAGTCTCTCCATTGGCAAAAGGAACTAAATGGGATCACAAAACAACACAAGCAATAATGGACCAGGAAAAGTACCTGGTGATTAATTACAAAGGACTAAAGACAGAGCAGGATAAAAGAGATGCTTTTAAATTAGCCTTATTAAATTTAAAATTTGTTTAAAAATGTTTTGAATATTAATAATATTGTTTAATTTTACATAAAGTTATAAAAATGAGAGAATCAAATTTACTCTATTTATTATTCCAAAAGGAAGTCAGTATTGATGGCGATTTCTACTATTACACTTTAGATATTGCAAACGGATTGTCATTAATTTCTAATGATTCTGATGAAGCAGAAAAAGAAGGGTGGAGGGTATTTTTATTTAATACAGATCCAGTCATTGAATTCACTACAAAATATCAAATTTGGGAATTTATAGCATTAATAGGCTCACTAAAGAAACACAATGAGAAAATCTAAAATAGACGATGTTGTCGTCACACTAATAAACAAGCAGTTTGAACTGGCAGGATATGACTTAACCTTTGAAGATGTTTCTGGTCGCAAGGATGACTGGTATAATCAATACACAATAACAGAGGAGAAGTATTACGAGTGGTTAGAATTTGGAGAAAAACTAATCCGTAAAAAGTTAAAGTTTAGTGCAATCAAATGTAAAACTGAAATGTCAATGGTAGGTCTTATGTATGGACTTAAATTCAGAGACGATTTACAACCAGTATAAAAATCAAAACCAATGGAACTACACCAAATGTACATCACACCTTCTAACTTTGCCAAAATAATAGGTAAAGGTAAACAGCATCCATTCAACAAAACTGCATTGGAATATGCTGATGAAATTATTATGGGAAGTTTAGGAGTAGAGAAGGAACAACTTAAAGTATGGGCACTTCAACACGGAGTAGAATACGAACCATATGCCATACAAAAATTTGAATGTAAAAACTTTGAGACAGTTCTTACACCTGAAAGAAGTATACACCACGCACTCATTCCATATATCAAAGGAAGACCAGATGGCATTGTAAACGATGAACATATTATCGAGGTAAAATGTCCATACAATCCGACAAACCATTTAAAGAACTTAACGGATTTCTCCTTTGATCCAATATCAGAACCAACAAACGAATATATCCAGGACTATTGGTGGCAGATGCAAGGTTATATGTGGATTACTGGAGCCAAGAAATGCACGTTTATATCTTTTGATCCACGTTACCCAGAGCCACTAAACTACACAGAGCAGGTAGTATTAAGAAACGAGCAAGACATCGAATTCTTAGCGGAAAGATGTAAGGAATTCTATCACTATTTAGTAGAAAGACAGTCACATATTTTAATATTATTCGGATGTAAGTATGCCGAAGACATAGATGCTTAATCAATAAATCAATCAATAAACCAATGGAAAAACAATCACAAAAACAAGCGGTGAAATTTGCACTTAGACAGATGTCTGTAACCTTAGTAAAAATGAACACACTCAAAGGTACTGGCATAGACTTGACAGAATTCACAGATCCACTACTGTCTTGCATAGAAGATTTAATCTGTACATTTTTATCAGAGACAGAAGACCAATTCGAAAACAAACTGGAACTAATATCCAAGCAATTAAACGGAGAGAGCGAACATACAATTAATACATTAACTGAACAACTATTCAAAAATGAAGGCTAAACAAGAGGAGACAATAATCTGCGAGAGATTCGCATTATCATTCCAGGAACTAAAGAAAAACCAAAGGATAAGTAAATCGACAATAGCAAATGAACTGGGGACATACTCTCATATTGTTGGGAAGTATACAAGAACCAATCTTCCTTCGATGTCATTCCTTTATAATTATTGTAAAAAATACAATGTAGATCCAGCGTTTATATTTGGATTCACAGACAAGATATTCCTTGAAACGAAAGAGGATGTAACTATTATCAAAACTTTAAAAACAGTAAGACAATGAGTAAATTCACAGTAACTGGGACAATCGTTGATGTACAACCAGTTGAACATTTTGAGACATTCAAAAAGAGAAACTTCACAATCCAAACAGAGGGAGACTATCCGACATTTATCACGCTACAATTGTACAAAGATAATGTAGACAAGAATCCAGTAAGCGAAGGATTGAAAGTAACAGCATCCTGCAACGTAAAAGGATATAAGGGGAAGACTGGGTACTTCAATATTTTAGATTGTTGGAAAGTAGAGATTTAAAAATCGGACTATTATAAAAAGTATGTCAAAGAAAAAACCAGTAATCGTAACAATAGAACTAATCACTAAAGTAAAGGAATTACTTAATGATTATTTCTTTATCGAGATTGCCGATATGCTTAATATGAATGTATGTACTGTGTCCAGGATAGTCAAAAAATATGATCTTAAAATAGGGGAAAAAGTATTGCAGAGGAGAGAAGAAAGTAAGAAAAAGAACCAATTTAATAAAGGTCAATCCTCACACAACAAAGGGAAAAAGATGTCTCCTGAAGTTTATGAAAGGGTAAAGAATACGATGTTTAAGCCTGGACAAATTCCATACAATTCAAAGCCTATTGGATATGAAAGGATTTGCCCGGTAGATAAAATACTTTTTATAAAGGTATCGGAAAGAGGTCCAATGGTTTCTAAAAGTAGATACATTTGGGAACAGCACAACGGACCAATTCCTCCCAAGCACGTTATTACTTTCAAAGATGGCAATAGATTGAACTGCGATATTGATAACCTATTTCTTACAACACAAGAAGAGATTATGTTGAGAAATTCACTGCATAATCATCCTGAACTAAGAGATGTAAATAAATTAATTAAAAAACTTAAAAAAAGAATCCAAGATGCCGAGAAACAAGATTGATGATTTAAGAAATCACTTATTCGCTACACTGGAAGCACTGCAAGATCCAGAACATCCAATGGAATTAGAGAGAGCGAAAACAATTGCCGATGTGGCTCAAGTAATTGTAAACTCTGCTAAGGTAGAGGTAGACTTTGTGAGAGTAACTGGTAGAGATGAGGGAAGTACAAGATTTTTACTGGAGAGTAAGTAATGAAAAACCCCACAACCAAATGGAAGTGGGGTGAATCAATTAATAAGACTGCATTTTATCAAAAGAACTTTTTCTGAATCAAAAATACAATAAATTCTTAAATTATGAAACAAGTATATCTAAAATTAATAATCGATTCTAATATTATGACAATAATCCTAACCATTTGGTATGCTTACCTTATCGTTTCCATTGCTGCAGGTGTGATCGTATTCAAAGACAATATCAAAGTATTCTTAGCCAATAGGAGAAGATGGGTAAAGAACAAACACTTATTCGCTTATGCTTTGATTACCTTACTACCTTGTCTTGCAGCAGGATTATTCTGGCCATTATTC